ATCAGATTCTTTGTCAAACCCAGTAAGCTCTACGCCATTCATCGAACTTTTCATAAAAGAAATATGTGTCGAAGGAAAAAGGGATTTAACACGCCGCGTGAGTTCAGCCTCAAAAGCAGCTATTACATGCTCCTCAATTTTTTGGTCTTTATCCAGCGTGATGTTTACTCGCATGTCACCATCTTTTTTTAATTCTCTATGGACGGGTGATGGGGAAAAAAAAACAGAAAAGTTCTTTTTTTTCATTAGGTTGTCTCTTGCTATTTCAGCAATTAGATTCAATGCGATTTCACGGTCTCTTTCTTGGCAAGTCCCTTCAACAGTCAGACGCGCAATCATTTCTACCCGCTCAATCATAGCATGCTCTTTTAGCTCTCTATCCACACAACCTCCATCACCAACACTGTACAAACATACAGTATAACGTATTAATAAATTGTGTGAAGAAAAAATTAAAGCTAATTACGCTGTATGTACATGATATGGATGGATATTAAAGATTATTGTTTCGGTGCTTGCGCAGCTAAAACCATATTGTGACAAAGGTCTTTACTGCCCTTATCTTGATATGGTGGTGTTGCGGAAAATATTTGTCCTTTGGCCGTCCCAAGTAGCCATTTGCCGCCAAAACCGCTTTTACCACCCGCCATTAAGTGCAGGGCTTCGCCCCTGTTGATGGTGATTCCGGTTAAAAGGTTTATTGCGTCGATAGTTTTTGCTATAGCGGCGCTTTGCTCATCCGTTCCGTGAATAAATCGTCGCCGTACTACTGGCTTGTGTTGCCTGAGTAGTTTAGTTAGATCTCGCCTTTCATATCGACTCAGGGATTTTGTTAAATCGATTAGCGATGATTCGCTTTCGCTTCCCGTACAGTTATTGACAGAACTCCGAGAGGGCGCGGTCGCGCCCTTAAGGTCAACAGCCAAATCAACGGTACGCTTCGGAACAATTTTCCACTGCGTGAGGCGGGTCAGAATAGGGGAAGCAGCGCCGACCGTAGCGTCGTAGACGCCACGAATGCAGACAGTCTCCTCACCGTACTGGTTATACTCAGCGCGCGACTCGTAAAGCGTGCGCACCTGCAAATCGTCACGACGCACGAACGCGCCGCCCTGTGCGTTGACATAGCCTGCCCAGTCACCCGCGTCAGCGGCATCATGTACCGCTGCAAATTCGACACTCAGACCGTGAGCGGTCTCGGTATCAGCCAGACGGCGTAATTCACGGTATACGGTCACCGGCGCGCCACCGATAAACTGAAACTGACGGATGTGCCAGCGAGCCGCCCAGGCAGAAACAGCGGGAGCCGTCTCTTTCAGCAGCTCACCGCTTTCATCATCTTTCTCACTGTCGAGAGCGTAACCATCAATATTTTTTGAGATGTATTTAGCAACATAGCCCGTTGCGCTTCCCTTCTCCGGGTCGATAGCTTCAGCATGAAAACGTGCCTTTTTCGCCTTGTCACTCCTGAGCTCACTTTCATCTTCCTGCCACGCATAATCACGGATGATCTTATGCACGCGCTCAACATCTGCCGGCAGCATAAACATCAGCATGTGCCAGTGCGGGGTAGCGTCGTGGTGTGGTTCCGCAACGCGGATGCCAAATATGCGGATATCTTCCCGATGGAGTTTGGCGCGGATGCGCGCCCAGAGTGAGGTTAAATAGCCCTGAGTGTCGGAGGGGCTCGCGCCGTTCCACTTGTGGTTACGGTAGCCCGCTTTTGTTGTGGCGTGATATTTCGACGGCGCGGTCAGCGTGTAGAACTCACCCACATAGCCCAGCTCGTTGCAGATATTTTCAAAGCCACGGATGCGGGTCATCAGCTCGCAGCGGCGAATGGCCGGATTAGCCACCGAGCCGTCATATTTATCGATGAGGCTGATGCGGTTCCCGTCTTCGTCCTCAAGCTCCAGCCCTTTCAGAAATTCGCGGGTGCGGCGCTTCTGCTCGCGCCAGTCAGTCACGCAGTTTTTACTCGCGTAAACATGCTTTTTCTTGCTGACGTTACCGACAGCAATTTGCAGATGTTCACGCCATGCAGCTGCGACCCGGCGCAACCGGCCACGCCACCATGTTTCGTTAAACATGCGCATGACAGCCGGGGCGATTTCGTCCTGGCCTGCATATTTCTTCGTTACGCGCTCCCAGTGGGGCGGCGTTACGTTGAACTGCAACGCAATCATTCCGGCGCGCATATACCAGCGATACAGCGTTTTCAGCTCACCGGCTTCGGTGTCGTCATTGTCTGCCAGTTCTGAGCGGATAAAGTTGGCGATATCAGCCGACAGCAGATCGATATCGGCTTTAGACATATCCGGGAGCCGGTTGTAACGCGCAACCATATTCACCAGACGCGACGCCATATACTGCTGATCTTTTGTGTCGAAATGTCCATTGAATACAGCGGCAGAAACGTCGCTCCTGATGCCGGAGGCCTGGTATTTTCTTGCGACCAGTTCAAGGCGCGGCAATGCTTTTTTGCAGAAACTGATTAAAAAGGCATTGGCTCGCTGACTGTCGTGATGTTGCTCCAGCGTGGAAGCAGTGCGCATCACGTCATAGCGCACACATTCAGGCTGGAGGGATAACGCTTTGCGCGCATGCAGCAACGCCGCAATCATGCGATCGCGGCGATGCTGTTCTGAATAGGTCAGATAAGGGCTGGCTATTGCTGAGCGAGGAGCATTCCAGGCGTAAGCGTAAGAAATTGCCACTTACACGCCCCGGTAATGTCTGGTTTTGAGCTCTGCTATCTGCTGGCAGGTCACGCAGAGTGCGACGCCGTATATCGCCATACGGCGGGCTTTCGGGATTGGTGCGTCGCAATCCTCGCAGGTAAAACGGGAAGGTGCAGAGATACGGCTGCGCGCGATGCTGATAAGGCGCTCGCGTTCTTCCTGCTCGCGTTGCTGGATGAGATCCATTGCATCGGCCATTAGTGGATCTCCATAGCCTGATGGCGATAAATTTCGCTTTCCTGCAACAACAGTTCCAGCGCTTCGTTAATGTCGAGTTGGTTGGTTTTAATGTGGTTAGCCAGGTTAACCATACGGCTTGCCATAACTTCCGCACGCGCACGACGCTCTTGCATCCGCGCGTCCGTCAGCAACTGGTTAAGGCCAGACTTATCTACTGTAGTTTTAGTGGTACGAGTTGCGGTACTACACATAATTTACTCTCCTGATTGTGAGCAATAAGAAGCCCGGCGGGTTTACGCCATTATTTTCGGATTTATTTATTTAGCTAAGATGCATTCATGAATTGAAAACCGGCGAGGCAGAATACTTCCCCAGCGCGTAATTTCATTCATGGCAATAATTATCATTTTACGACGATTAATATCGAAGTATTCAAACGGCTTACCGATCTCCTCATTACGGAATGCAGAAGGATTAGCGCGATTAGCCAGTGTCATGACGACAAATTTAAAATTATCATCGAGCTTATTAAAATTACGCAGCGCACGATTCTCGGTCATTTTTAATTTCTGATGAAAACGGGCGAGACATTCCTCACCGCTCATTGTCTGCGGCTCTGCCTCTGTGCAATCAGAATTGTTAAA